ATCAACTCAGAAGGCGAGTTTGAGACCACAGCAGTTGCTGAAGGACTAAGAGACTCATTGTATTCTGTAAACATCAATCCAATTTCATTTGTTACAGGTTCAGGTTTAGTTGCATTTGGACAGAAAACAAGACAACTTACTGCTTCTGCACTAGACAGAATCAATGTAGCAAGGTTGGTTGCGTTTACTAGATTACAGTTAGATAAAATTGCAAGACCGTTTATATTTGAACCAAACGATGCACTGACAAGAAACGAAATAAAACAAGCAATCGAATCGTTCTTGTTAGAACTTACAGCTCAAAGAGCACTGTTTGACTTTGCTGTGGTGTGTGATGAAACCAACAACACAGCGGCAAGAATCGACAGAAACGAACTGTATGTTGACGTTGCAATTGAGCCAGTCAAAGCAGTTGAGTTCATCTTTATTCCGATCAGATTAAAGAACACAGGAGAAATAGCAGCTTCAGGCCTTTAAAGGTACAAGTTAAAAAAAGGAGAAACAAATAGTAAATAAAATTACTAGGAGAAAATAAAATGGCAGTATCAACACTATCAAAATTTACAGTACCACTAGCAAGTGATCAATCATCAGCCTCACAAGGCTTGTTGATGCCTAAATTACAGTATAGATTTAGAATCATACTTGAGAACTTTGGTATATCAACTCCTAGATCTGAACTTACCAAACAAGTGGTCGACGTGACTCGTCCAAACTTAACATTTGATCAAATCACACTTGATGCTTACAATTCAAGAGTGTATATGGCAGGCAAACATACCTGGGATCCTATTACTTTAAATGTAAGAGATGATGTCAACAACGAAGTGACCAAACTAGTTGGTGAGCAACTACAGAAACAATTTGATTTCTTTGAACAATCATCTGCCGCATCAGGACAAGACTACAAATTTACAGGTAGAATTGAAATGCTTGATGGCGGTAATGGTGCTAACGTTCCAACTGTTTTAGAAACTTATGAACTGTATGGTTGTTATCTAGACAACGTACAGTATGGCACACTTGCTTATGCAACTTCAGAGCCAGTGCAGATCACAATGTCAATTAGATATGACAATGCAATCCAAACACCAAGAGGCACAGGCATAGGCACAGCAGTGGCAAGAACAGTTTCCACAGCAGTTACAGGCGGCGGTATCTAATCAACTAACTGATGCTTTTTAAGTTTGGCAACAACCAAACTCTTGTTTCACAAATTGATGAAATATTTTTGTCTCTCAAAAAACAGAGAGGCGGCGTAAGTTCTGCCAAACCAAGACTCAAACTTGAATCAAGAGACTGTTTTGTATACACTGTGCATGACACCCACATACACAATCAAATCAACGCTCTGCTAGGATGTGAACAATCATCCATACACGTGATGGAATATGGTGTCAATCAACACTTTCAATCATGGCATAAAGACAATTCCGGCAAACCAAATGATCGTAGAAAGGTGTCAATGTCTTTGCTACTAAACAACAATTTTCAAGGTGGTGAACTTGAATTCGAAACACAATCTGCCAATCTTACAAATGTTGGTGACTACGTTATATTCGACAGTATGACAAGACACCGAGTAACCAAAGTTACCCAAGGTACTAGAAAGACTCTTGTTTGTTGGGGATATGCATAATAATACCAAAATAAATATTACATATGGTGTAATGATATGGTATTTGAGACAATTTTACTTTGTCAAATTGCAATGTGCATGATTATGGGCATTGCTGATTGTCCTAATGCAAAAATAGTAAGTATGGAAGACGAATGGACGCCAGCATACTATTACTATGCAGATGGACAAGGCCATATACATTACGACGACACACAAACCATACACATGGGTATTATTGTCCATGAACTTGCACATCATGTTGAGAAAACACAGGATAAAGACTTCCACACAGTGTGCAAACAGTATGGTGGCACCAACTGCCATATTCATAATTGACCCCCTGCATTTTTCCACAATAAATATTACAAATGGTCTGGCGTAATAATTTTTTAAAACAATTAGTTGGTGGTGATACCATGAAGGATTATCAACATGCCGCTAGACTTTACACTGATCAAACTTTTAGACTTGCGCCAAAAAATAGATTTTTATATCACGTGGTGTTCGACATCAATCCCAATGCAGTTGGCAAATCGATTAACAACACAGAACAACTTGAACTGGGAATGATTGTCAAACGATGTGATCTACCTTCATACAATTTTAATGTTGAACAAAAAAACAAATACAATTTCAAAGACTATGTGCAGACAGGTATTCAGTATCAGCCAGTGTCAATTGTGTTGCACGATGACATGGGAGATGTAGCCACAGCATTCTGGAAGTCATACTATCAACACTATATTGTAGACACTAATCAACCAGAAGTGCAATACAAAGCAGGTTACAATCAAACAAATGGTATGAGAAGATTTGGTCTTGACACAGGCAACAATGAAAAGTTTTTTAATTCTATATCAATATTCCAACTCAGCAGAGGATTGTTTACTGAGTACAAAATGATGAATCCAATTGTGAACGATTGGGCCAACGGATCAATGGATCAAGGCGATGGTGCAGGTGTGAACGAACATGCATTTTCAATTTCATACTCTGGTGTGTTGATGCGTAATGGTGAAATAGGTGTGGACCCAGCTGGATTTGCCGACTTTCACTATGACAAAACACCTTCGCCCAACTCAACTGGAGGTGACAGTGTGTTTGGAGTGTTAGGCGGTATCACAAAAACAGCCAGTCTTCTGTCATCAGGCAACATTCTAGGAGCAGGTTTGAGTGCTTTGACCACGTATGAAAAAATAAAATCAGGCCGTGCAACAAGAGGCGTCAACGAAGAAATCATAGGCATAGCCAAAGAAGCCATTAGAGCAGGCACAAACAACATTGGTGCAACATCAAAACCAGGAGTGTCATTTCCTAAAAATTTAAGACAGAAACGCACCAATGACACACAGTCAGTCAAAGCTGTTGGCAAAACAATAGTGCCTGATGACAATATTGTATTGAATGCTTCACAGGCAAAAATTTATCTCGACAACAACTATGATGCAAAACAAAAATTTGCAAAATTTACAAGTTTTAGAATAGACGCAAATCTTGATGTCAATGATGTAGACACACAATGGAGTGAATTAACTGAATCTGAACAAAATTCTTATCTAAATAATGCAACAAATGTTGTGGCAGTGCTTATTAATAATCAACAATTGCAGTATCAAGTCAATAAAAAAGAATATCAAAAATTTATCGAAGCACCTTTGGCTGAACAAACTGTGGCCACTGTTAATCTAAACGATTCTGGACTGAACAAAGGACTTTCAGCAAACACCCTAACAGGAGCAAAAGGATACACATACTAATGGTTGAATACACTTCCAACAGAAGCAATGTAGGCAATGGTTCTACAACATCAAGGCTGGTCAGTAACTTAGGCGTCAGCTCCAATACTGAATCGTTGGTTCAGTTTTTAAGTGGCATAGAAAGAGATCGCACAGAACTTAATGGAGCACAATATGATGCTGTGCAGGCTTTTTTTAGCAACAGAGGATATGCTGTTGAGTCAAGCAAATCGATTGCTTATGTATTGATGAAACAGGCAAAAATAGATGGTGCTAATGTGTTTGACGTAATAGAAACTTTGCAAGGATCAACTGATCTTGAATTATCACAACTTGTTGCAGAAATTCTAAATGCTTACAGATACAAAACTTCTGTGCTAGGATTCAAAAATGATAGAACCACACAGGGCCATGTTACAAGAAACATAAAGGCCTAGTATGAACCGTTGGTCTCAAGGGTTATACCAACCAAAAAATCCAAACAAGTATGTTGGAAAAAAAACACCTAAGTATAGGTCATCTTGGGAGTTTGCATTTATGCGATTCTGTGACAACAATCCGTCTGTAATGCAATGGGCATCTGAATCCATACAGATTCCATATCGTAATCCCTTGAATGGTCGAAACACCATCTATGTGCCAGATTTTTTCCTAGTGTATCAAGATAAAACAGGTAAGCAACAAGGCGAACTGATTGAAGTCAAACCAAACAATCAAGCCAAATTAGAATCAGTGGGAAAAAACAAACAAAATCAAGCTGCCTACATTGTTAACAGGGCAAAGTGGGAAGCTGCCAATAAATGGGCCAAACACAAAGGCATTCGTTTTCGTGTGATCACTGAAAGTGATATCTTTAAATAACACACAATGACTAAGAAACTCGAAGATCTTTTCAATTTGGAAACCACTGAAGACACTGCTGAATCAATGAAAGATAAACTTGAACTTGAACAAGATTCGAAAGACGACAGAGAAGCCAACGAAATGATCCAACAAAAACTAGGATTAGATAAAATTGATGCCGCATTGCCTCAAGTGGATGGACTGCAAGATGACAAAGAAATAGACTCATATGCAGAAGAATCATTCAAAGCATATCAGGATTTGATGGATTTGGGTATGAACATTGAGCCAAGACTGGCCGGCAGAATCATGGAAGTTGCTTCGTCAATGATGGGCAATGCTATCAATGCCAAGAATCTAAAGGTAGACAAGAAACTAAAAATGATTGAATTACAGCTAAAAAAGATGAAATTGGATCAAACATCGCCTGATGAAGAGGCTGTAACAGGCACAGGCACTGTGGTTGCTGATCGTAATGAACTTATAAAACAGATACTTGCATCTAAGAACAAAGATAAATAATACACTATGAAAACATTCAAAGAGTATCTTGCAGAAGCAAAGAAAACATATCAAGCACGAATCAAAATCGCTGGCGAATTACCAGAAAACTTTGAAGCAAATCTCAAAAATTACATGGACAAATATGAGACACTTGAATTTAAAAAAGTTGCTTCAACACCAGTGCAAGAGCATCCACATGAATTCACAAGACTAAAGAATGTTGAAGTAAGCATATTTGATGTTGAAACTGATTACCCTGTTGGCTATCAGCAGTTGGAATCAGTGCTGAAAGATGAGTTTGGCATCGCTGGTGATCACATCAGAGTGAAACATCCAACAGATCCTACAGAAATCAAACCAGAAGAAAAAGATTATGAGCCAAAACTTACTGATGCTGAGTATAAAGATGACACAGCAGAAGACAAGCCTTTGTTTGGTGATGAATACAACATGACCATGTTCAAAGAACTAATGTCAGATCGTAAAAAAGAAGAAGGTCACGAAGGTGATGGTAACATCGTTGCATCAGAAGAAGACACAGCCAAAGATCAGTTCCACAAAGGTTTT